GTTCGTAATATGGTAAAGTATGGTGATTTTTATTTATATTTAGACATTAGTGATAAATACGGAATTACAAATATAGTTCCTTTATCACCATATGAAGTTGTAAGAGCAGAAGGAGAAGACCCAGAGAATCCTTATTATACGAAGTTCTATTTGGAGTCAATCGAGGGGGCACATCCATATTTTGGCCAGAGAACAGCAAATTCTAAAAATAAAATAGAATTTGAAAACTTTCAAGTTGCTCACTTCAGATTAGCAAGTGATAGTAATTTCTTACCTTATGGTAAGTCAATGATTGAATCAACAAGAAAAGTTTGGAAACAATTAACTTTAATGGAAGACGCTATGTTAATTCATAGAATTATGAGAGCACCTTCTAAACGAGTATTTAAGATTGATATCGGAAATATTCCACCAGCAGAAGTTGACAATTATATGCAAAGAATCATCAACAAGATGAAGAAAACACCTATCGTAGACGAAGCAACAGGTGAATATAATTTAAAATACAATATGCAAAATCTAACAGAAGATTTCTTTATGCCAGTTCGTGGTGGAGATAATGGAACAGAAATTTCTGAGTTGGGTGGTATTGATTATGATTCAACAGAAGATATTGAATATTTAAAAAATAAATTATTAGCATCACTAAGAATTCCAAAAGCATTCTTAGGTTTTGATGAAAATATGGGTGGTAAAGCAACACTTGCAGCAGAAGATGTAAGATTTGCCAGAACCATTGAAAGAATACAACGAATTATTATATCAGAACTGACAAAAATATCAGTCGTTCACTTATATTCACAAGGATATACAGATGAAGACTTAGTTAACTTTGAATTAGAGTTAGCAAGTCCTTCAACAATGTATGAACAAGAGAAAGTTGAACTATGGGGACAGAAAGTTTCCTTAGCTCGTGATATGATACAAGATAAGATTTTACCTACTGATTGGGTTTACGATAATGTGTTTAAGTTTTCTGCAGAAGAAAAGGTAGAAATACAGAAACAAATTATTGATGACCAAAAAGAGAAGTTCAGACACTCACAAATTGAAATGGAAGGTAATGACCCAATGGAAACTGGTGACGCAATTGGAACACCAAGTGATATGGCAGCAGTTGGAGTATCAGCAGATGATACCCAAACACCACCTGATACCATAGCGGGTTCAATATTTGACCCATTTCCTACCGGAGAAGATGACCGACCAGAAGACCAACAAGGTGGACGACCACAGGAAATGAATAAATACGGAAAAGATAGTGGAGCAAGAGGACGAGACCCGTTAGGGAAACAAACCAAGAACAGAAGACCACTTGCATTAGCACACTATGACGCATTGAAAAAAACAATGGGTAAAAAGTCAAAGGATATAATTAACGAAACCAAAAAAGTAGATGAAATGGAACAAGAATATAATGAATATAAAAAGGAAAATAGTGTAGATTAAATACACATTTCTTAATAGTTTTATATTTATTATTACAATTAGAAGAAATACTTTGGAGCTCAAATGTCTTTATATGTTAAACACAATAAAATAAAGAATACAGCAATTCTTTATGAACTTTTATCTCGTCAAATTACAGTTGACGTGTTAAATGACACAAAAAGCCCTAAGTCAGTAGCATTATTTAAAGAATTCTTTAATAAAAATACTGAATTAGGGAAAGAATATGAATTGTATTCAATTCTATTAGAAAAAAAATACAAAAGCGATTCACACGCATCTCAATTAGTCGAGGCGGTGGTGAAAAGTCGTAGAAAATTGTCTAATCGTAGATTAAACAATGAAAAATACAACTTAATCAAAACCATAAAAGAAAATTACGATATAAAAGAGTTTTTCAATACTCGTTTACCTAATTTTAAAATTATGGCATCGGTTTATAAATTATTTGGAACGGAAACAGGTAAAGAAGACTTTGGACCAGTCCAAAAGACAGATTCAGCCATTACCATAACTGAACATATTGTTCAGTCTAACAAAAAAATTAAAAAATCCAATCAAGTTGTTGAGAATTACTCTGAACAAGATAAAGATTTGAGATTATTAAGTTATTCCTTGTTGGTTGATAAATTTAACAAGAAATATAAATCTTTAAATGAAAGTCAAAGAAACTTATTGAAACAATATATCAATAATGTATCTAATACAAATTCATTAAAAGAATTCATAGACAATGAAGTAGTAAAAATCAAAAAAGCTCTAAAGAAATTACTTCCAAAGGTCAATGATGAAATTACACAAATAAAATTAGCAGAAGCTATTGAACATACTGATAGTGCTACTAAGGGAAAAGTCGTGCGAGATAAGCACGTGGTTGCTTTAATGAGATATTATGAACTAATTAAGGAAATTAAAAGTGTCCAAAGCACAGAAAATAGCTAAATTAAAAGAAATCATACGAGAACTAATTAAGAATAATCTCGAAGAAGTTTCTACAACCGCTTCAGCCGGAGCAGCAAGTCCAAGTGGAACTGGTATTTATTATGATACCCCACTGGCATTTTCAGGCAAATCTAAAAAATCTAAAAAGAAAAAGAAAAAGATAACTCACGCTGCAGGTATGAAGCCAGTAAAAGAATCAGTAATTAACGAATATGTTAGTGTAGATAATTTTAACAAAGACTTCAATATGGCTATGGACTTAGTTATTAAACAGGCCAATAATTTAAAAGGCCCATTAGGAAAGCATCCAATTAAAAGAAATGTCAATAAATTAAAAGCAGTTCAAAATCTATTCAAAAAATTTGTAGCACCAGCTTTAGTAAAAGCAGATAGAGATATATCAAAGGGTTTTGATTTAACCAGAATAAAAAAAGATTTAGCAGACGGAAAATTTAAATCAGTTCTTGAATATCAAATAATGAATAGAATTGGTGGTCGTGGTTATGATAGTAATGAATTTTTTGGAATAGATGACAAAGTCAAAAAATTATTAGATAGAATTTTTGGTGAATTAAGAAAATTGGTAAACATTATGGACAAAGCACAATTAGAGTCCGTAAATGAAGCATCTACATTAACCTTAAGAGGTAAAAATGGTAAAATGGTTGATGTTCCAAGAAAATTCGCCAGTATAATTAGTGGAATTGATAGAGGAATGTCAAAATTTAATCCACGAGGAGTTATGTTTGGGCATAGAAAGTATCATAAATTAAAACCAAATGATGAATATAGTGGTTCAATTGTTTTAAAAAATCCTTTATCTAAAAAAGATATTGATGATGTTATGAAACAACTTAAAAGAATAGGTAGTTCTTTAGGATTTAAATTTGAAAAGATAACATTCAATCCAGATAGAAATGAACCATTTATAGAATTTAGAGTAAAACCAGAACAATTTAACGAATCAGTAAATGAAGTTACTGATAAAGAAATCAACGCAATGAAAAAAGTCTTAAAAGATATGGAAAATCTCAGAAAATCTTTCACAAAAGCTACTACCATAGGTGATAAAGAACTTAAAAGAAAATGGTATAATCAACATTACGAAAAAATTATTACAGCCCATAAAGGAATACTAGTAATGCTTCATAATATGAGAAACAAACAACTGATGGGTGAAGGTATACTAAATGAACTTACTGATAGTCAATGGAGAGATGCGAATTCTTCTTTTGTAGGAAATAAATACTTTCCAACAATGTTAAAAGCTGCCAAGAAAATAATTCAAGATAAAGATGAAAAAAAATTAGAAGAATTTATTGGAGCAAATTATAGATACTTCAAGAATATGAGTAAAAACTTTAAGTTTAGACTTAAAGAAGGTCGTTATCACGATTGGAGAAACGACGAGTCAATGACACCGAAACAAAAAATTGGTATATCGGTTAGAGAAGTTCGTGACGCATTGACCGAATTAGACAAAAGAATTAAAATGAATTTACAATTAAAGACAGAATTAAATATGGACGGAAGTGCATATTGGAAAAACACACACAAAGCATTAACTAAAATTTCAGAAAGATTAGTTAAATTAGCAGGTAAAGTAGGAAATTTAAAGTAATGAAACAAGTAATAGTAGATTATATACCATTTAATATAACACCGCAACAGATTACTGAGGCGATGAAAGAAAACAACGGAAAGTTAGTCGTTAAAGGTGTATTACAAAGAGCAGAAGCAAAAAATCAAAACGGAAGAGTATATCCAAGAAATATTTTGGTTCGTGAGTCAAAAAAATATAATGACAATTTTGTAAAACAAAATAGAGCACTCGGAGAACTTGACCACCCAGATTCATCAGTTGTTAATTTAGCAAATGTATCTCACAACATTACTGAAATGCACTTTGAGGGTGATAACTTAGTTGGAACCGTAGAATTATTAACTACACCAAGTGGTAATATATTGAAAGAATTGTTTAAGAATGGAATTAAATTAGGTATTAGTTCAAGGGGATTGGGTAGTGTTGAACAAGTTAGAGAAGCAAATGGTGATAGTATAACTAAAGTCGGAGATGACTTTGAGTTAATTGCATTTGATTTTGTATCAAATCCATCTACACACGGAGCATTTTTATATCCGATGAATGAATCGGTTGACAGACAACAAGGTAGAACTTGTGGTGATTATTGTAAAGCAGAAGATATAATCAACCATATCATCAGAGGTGAGTAGTGCCAGCATTAAGTAAAAAGCAACAAAAATTTATGGGGATTGTTAGGTCAATCCAAAAAGGTGAACAACCTGCGTCAAAGTTTAACAAAGACGCACAAGATGTAGCCAAAGATATGAAGAAGGCAGATGTGAAAAAGTTCGCATCAACTAAACACAAGGGACTACCAATGAAGAAAGAGATGTTCAACAAAATCAATAAAATGATTAAGCAAGAACTCAAAGAATACACTTATGGTGTAGGTGATGTCGTAAAAGATGTTAATCCAAGTTGCCCACATTATGGCGCTGAGGGAGAAGTTAAATCCGTAAGTCCAAGAAGTGTTGTGTTTATCGTTACGAATAAAGGAGATAACTTTATTCCAGGTCAAGAATTAGAAAAAACTCACGACCAAATGAAAAAAACGAACGAGTCAGTAGTTAAAAAGGGTGTAACAGACATCAAAGATATACCTAATGTAAAAAGTCTTGTAAATCAAAAAAAAGTAACTTATCGTGGATTGGGTGTTGGTAAACTTAAACAAGATTTTTATAAAATTGCAAAAACAAATGGATATCGTATAGTAGTTAATGGAAAAGAATATTACATTACTGATAAAGATTTCAAAAAATTAGGTGGTATTAAAAAAATGAACTTTGGAGCTCCACACAGAAACGAAGCATTATCATCAAAGGCAAAACCATTAGCAAAAGGTTTAAGTAAAAAACAAAAAGATACACTTGAAATGATAATTGATATGCAAGGACTTGACCAAGTATTAATAGATTTTAAAAATGATAAAAAAGCATTTATGCAAGCAATCAAAGATATGAGTGAGGGATTTTCATCAGCAGCTCAAAGACGAGCAGCATTTGCAAGTGGATACGAAGCCAAAGGAAAGAAAAAGAAAAAAGAAGGTATCAATGAAAACAAAGTATATAAGGTAGGTGATACCGTTAGTTTACTTTCTTTTGATAGAAGACATAGAGGTAAAGCAAAAGTAAAAGGTGTTACTAAATCAAGAGCTAACAAATTTGGTATAAAAAATCATTACATTACAAACAAAGGAACATTTACTGATATGGAAGTTGAGGGAACAGAAGCATACAAATTAAGATTTAAAGGTAATACTGAAAAACAAGTTACAAAAGCTATGCAATCACCATATGAAGTAGTATTACCCGAAGCAATAAATGAAAAAAAGAAAATGTTTCCACCATTGAAAATGACACCAAAACAAGCAAAAGAATATAAAAGGTTTATAGGATATGCAAAAATGGGAATAGAGTATCAAATAGATATGTCTTTGTTTGAGTCAGTAAATGAAGACGGACACACAGATGTCGCATCAGCAAAAAGAAAAGCAATGTTAGTCGTTGATGACGCAAACAAATTATTAAACAAATTAAACGGAATGAACAAAGAAGATTCATTACCGAGTTGGTTAAGTGATAAGATTACTTTATCGGCAGATTATTTAGCAAAAGCAACAGATTACTTGACTAATCCAGTTGAATCAATTGAAGAAGAAGAAATTCCGGCAGATGTTAAAAAGATAGCAAAAGAATTAGATAAAGCAGTAAAAATGCACCAAAGTCAAGCAAAAAGACTTAGAAAAGCAGGTCTTGCTGAATCAAAAGAATCAGTAGATGAAGCCATTACTGGTGGAGATAGAAAAGTATTAATGGTAATCGGTAGAGAAATAAAAGATAATATCTTAAAAAAACACCCAAATGTTAAAGGGCAACAATTAATGAAAGTAATTTCAAGTGTATTTATGTCTATGAGATTTACACCAGATAATATAAATTATAAAAACTTTAAAAAATACTTTCCAAAAAAATACAACGACAAGTTACTGAAAAGATTAGGTGATAAATTACACGGTGAAAATGATTCAGTTAGACAAACATTTTTTAAACAACTTGTTGGTGAATCAATCAATGAAGCCAGATTAGACCCAAAACAATTACTACAACAATTAGGTGGTAATAAATTTGTCGCAATGACAGGAGCAAAAAATCTCGCAGTCGATAAGTCAAAAAATGAATTACATATGAAAATAGGTAGAAATTCAAAAAGTATATCACACGTTATCATTAGATTGACATCAGGAGATTTATACGATATGGAATTTTTAAGTATTCGTGGGAGTTCAAGAAAAATTAAATCAAAAGAAAAAGGAGTTTATGCCGACCAATTGGGTAAAATGTTCAAAAAGAACACCGGTTTAGACGTAAGATTATAGGAAATCATAATGGCAATAACTAAAAAAGCAATAATGGAAATGAACAAAAAGTGGAAAGACTTTCGTTTACAAGAAGCAGTAAATATATTTAAAGACGGAGCACAGCACGGATTTGATTTATCTGATTTTAAACCAGGTGGATTTAAAAAGTTTTTAAAGGCATTGAATATTCCAATGATAGCAAAAGGTTCATCATCAGGTGCAAGTTGGTCTGATGGAAAGAATTTCTTTTGGAGAAACAAAGATGTCATTATCATCACGGCTAATAACCCGATTACAGGTCAGTATTATGCACAAGGTAGAAGACCATCAGAAAAAGATTACGCATCATATGTTGGGATTGAAACCAAAAACCCAGAAGATATGGCAAAAGTAGTTAAATTATTTAAACAAAATACATCTTATCGTAAAGGTGAATCAGTAGGAAAAAGTGACTTTGTATAATGATTATAAAAGAATTATCTAAAATTAAAACCCGATACGGAAGCATAGGAGTAGACAAAATATTAGTCATAGCGGCATTCAAAGCATGTAAACTTCGTGCATTGACAAATGATTGGAGAGGTTTAGATTCAAACTTCTGGTCATACGGAGCAAAACTTGGAATCGAATGGGATAAAATTACAGACGAGGAAATTGAAACCAATGCAAAACCAAAGAAAAAGGGTATTGAGATTGCATATATAGATAAAGATGTTACGGTTCCGATGAAAGGCAAACAATCAGATTATTATAGTGGGAGTAAAATTGGTATTGACAAATTTACAACCATTAGTGTATTGAAAGACGGAAAACCACTTTGGTATACAAAAAGTTGGAAACAATTAACAAATGTTCACACCGCAACAGGTAAAAAAGCTAAAGATAATTATTATGGTAAAAGAAGCACTATTCCAGATATAGACGCAGGTTCAAGAACTTATTCAAGAAGTAAACAATTCGGTATGAACGAAATAGGATATCAATCATTATCAGGTATGATGTCAATACCAGGAATTAAATTTCATCAAATCAAGTTAGATGATGCTATGCCTTATATGGGCGCAGGTGTCAAACGACAAATGAGACAAGCAGCTCAATTCGGAGCAGCAAAGTTCACAACTAATGATGAATTTGCAAGAATTAATAAACAATACTTTGATGATTTACTAAAACAAAGATTAAACGACCCTAAAAAATTAGGAGTTAAAGTAAAACAGGCAGCTAAATTATGTCAAGACTTAATTGACGGAGCAATCGGTGGTAAAAAACCAAGTGGTAAATTACTAAAAACGATTCAAATGAAAGTTGGACAATCAAGTAGTGAAGAAGCAGACGCATATCGTTTCGTATCAAGTGTCGGTGACAAATTAGCTCGTTTATATAGTCAATACGGATATTACATAGGCGCATTACAAAAAGCAAAAGATGATGAAAAGAAATACGGAAAAGATAGTATGGGCTTTGGTAAAGCTGACTCTGAATCATATGCAAAAGAAGTTCAACAATATTATAACCAAATTATGAAAGGTCAATTTAGAGGATAATGGATAATTTAAAAGATTTATCAAAAATAACTACACGATATAGTAATCGTGTTGATGAAAATAAAGACCTACTTAAAGTAGCTACTACACTTGGTAAACGACCAAGTGATGTTGATAAGTTTTTAAAAAAATATGACCTTGACGCAGATGATTTATTAGATGTGATAGAAGCCGGAGATAGAAGAAGAAGTTCATTAATGATTATCGCAGCTATGAATGGTAGAGGTAAAGCATTAAGACAATTAGATAACTTATTGGGATTTTTGGACGAAGCAGTAAACATTAGAGGTAATATTAAATGGTCAAATTCAGAAGCACAACAATTATCAGTAGACGCAGTTAACAAAGTAGCAAAAGAAATTGGTAAAGCTCAACAACGAGCAGTAAGTATTTTTACATCAGATATGAAAAACAACAAGTATGATAATATGGATTTATCAAAAGCTATCAGTACAGGTAATATAAAAGATGCGAGTAAATCTAAAAGAAATGTTCTTTCAGCATTATATTATGATTTAAGAGATAGATTTAATAAATATGGAAGACGAAAACAGAATTAACTTATATTTATAAGTAAGGAGAAAATAAAATGGCAAAGTTAAAAGATTTAGTAAAAGAGAATTTTTCATTAGTGGGTGGAGTAGTTTCTATACCAGCGATTAATGCAGGATATGGCTCTTTATCTAATATGGTTAAAGAAAAATATGGAGAATCTTCTGAAACTCAGAAAGTTTCTTCAGAACAAATTAAAAGAGCTTTACAAAACTACAATAAGTTGGGTGAAACTCTATATCAACAAGAATCACTAAAAGAAACTGCAAAATCTCTATCACAGATAGCAGAAATGGCAGCATCAAATACTATTCAAGAAACTGAAGATTGGTTTGATAAAGTTACGGTTACTCGTAATATGAAAGAATTAACTAATCACTCAAAAGCATTTTCAAAAATATCTGAGGAAGCTTCATCAGTTCAACAAAGATTATCAGGATTGTATGAAGATATGGGTAATATCTTGAATCGTTACTATGATATTCCAGAGGGATATGGTAATGAGGAAGAAGAAGCAAAAGATTCAATTGAAGAAGGTGATTATGAAGTATTCTTCCAATCAGCAATGAAAAAATTTGATATCTCTTCACCTGACGAATTAGAGTCAGACGAAAAGAAAAAAGAATTTTTCAATTATGTAGACAAAAACTATAAAGCAAAATCAGAAGGTAAAAAATAATGAAACTAAAAGACCTATTATCAGAATCAAGTTTAAAAATATTAGATAGAAAATTTGGTGAGCCATTACCAACAATCGAAGACACTACTCGTGCATATCGTTTGAAAAAAGAACAAGAAGTAAGAGAAGGTGGAGAAGGAAGTGGTAGACCAACTAAAGATGGCTCTGCAAAAGATATCGAAAAGAAAGCTATGAAAGCAGCAGACGACGCTAATGCTAAAATGGATGCAGCTGAAAAGAAAATGACAAAAGAAGAACTTTTGAGCAAAATAGCAGAACTTACAGAAGAATTAAAACAATACAACTAAAGAGGTTACTTTGATAAAAGTAGAAGTCCGCAAAGGACAATCAGTAGATAAAGCACTTAAAATATTCAAACGCAAAGTTAAAGATAGTAATATAATGTTTGAATTGAAAGAACGCTCGTTTTATAAAAAGCCATCGGCTATCAAACGAGAAAAAAAGAATAAAACAAAGTTAAGAGCTAAATACGAAAAATTAAAAAATCAAGACGATTAAAATAAATACACACTTTGTATGTTTTTTTTCACTTTCTTGATATTTATAATTAAATAAATACACTCTCGTATTATTCAATACATCATAGAGTGTAACCGATTAAAACTAATCAAATTATAGTTCACAATAACTATATTGAATCCAAAACGGAGAAATTAAATGGATGACTTATTAAGAGAAGCTATTGCTGACGCAAAAGCAGTTAGAGAAACTGCATTAGCAAACGCAAAAATAGCTCTTGAAGAAGCATTTACACCACGTTTACAATCAATGTTGTCTAAGAAGATAGCAACTGAAATGGAAGACGCAGAAGAAATGGAAGACGAAATGTCTGAAGAAGAAGATGCGGAAGAAATGGAAGATGCTGAAGAAATGATGGACGCTGAAGAAGAAGAAATGGACGCACCTGAAGAAGGTGAAGAAGTGGATGCTGACGCAGAAGAAATGATGGACGCAGAAGAAACGGAAGACTCAGAAGAAATGGACGCACCTGAAGAAGGTGAAGAAATGGACGCAGAAGAAACCGAAGACGCTGAAGAAGAAGCAGAAGACTCAGAAGAAATGTATGAGGCAGAAGCAGAAGAAGAAGACGAACTTGACTTGGAATCAGTTCTTGCAGAATTAGAAGCCGACTTAAAAGACGCTGAAGAAGAAATGGAAGACGCAGAAGAAATGGAAGACAAATTGTCTGAAGAAGAAGATGCGGAAGAAATGGAAGATAAAGACGAAGAAGAAAATGTCGAAGAAAACGACGTTTCATCTGAAATCGGAAAAGCTGACAACAAAGTTGCTGACAAAGCAAGTGATTCTTCATCTATAGGAGAAGGCGAAGACAAAGACGAGGAAGATGATATCGACCTTGACGAAGTCCTAAAAGCACTATCTGAAGAAGAAGACGCTGAAGAAGAAGAAAACAAAGTGGAAGAGCTTAAAAAAGAAATACAAGAAACTCGTAGCGTAGTAAAATATATGCGAGCAAAATTAAACGAAGTTAATTTATTGAATGCAAAACTATTGTTCTCGAACAAACTGTTTAGAGCATTTGGATTGAATAACAACCAGAAACTAAAAGTTGTAGAAAACTTTGACAGAACTAAAAACTTGAGAGAAGTTAAATTGGTATATGCTACATTAGCAGAATCATTTAAAAGCCCAAAAAAGTTAAGTGAGTCAGTTTCTAAAGGTTCAAGTTCAAAACCAACTCGCTCTACAAAACCAGCGAAAGCTGCAGTATTGTCAGAAGGAAATGAGTTAAAAGCAAGATTCAAGAAATTAGCAAACATACTTTAGGGGACTAAAACAATGAGTAAATTAAATTCAATCGAGTCTTTGATGGACGGATATAATCCACAAAGACAACTATTAGAACAAACTCGTCAGTTAGTGTCAAAATGGGAACCAACAGGTCTTTTAGAAGGTTTAGAAGACGAAACTAAAACTCACGGAATGGCAGTATTGCTTGAAAATCAAGCAGGACAGTTAATCCAAGAAGCTTCAGTTACTGGTGGACAAAATGCAGAAGAATGGTCAGGCGTAGCCCTACCATTAGTTCGTAGAATCTTTGGTGAATTAGCAGCACAAGAATTTGTGTCAGTTCAACCAATGAACCTACCTTCTGGACTTATTTTCTATCTTGACTTCAAATATGGTACAGCCCAAACAGGCAACCATACAAGCGACGCAGATGTATATGGTAATACATCAGGGTCTAACACAGACGCAGACGGCGGTTTATACGGCGCAGGTAAGTTTGGATATTCAATCAACGATAACGATACAGCTTTACAGACTATTGGAACAGCAGCATCAGCTTCCACTTTCTCAACAGCTTCAGTATCTTTTTCAGATGTTGATTTTGAACCAGACCTATCAGGTGCAGCAGCAATCGCAGATAGTGCAGATAACGCTTTATTAAAAGTAGTAACTGCAAAAGCATCATTCACGAATCCAGATGAAGAAGGCGTTCGCGCATTCTCTATCTCAGGTTCTGGTTTTGATGAATTTTTCCCAGCATATACAGTGTGGTCAGATTCAGCTGAGACTATTACTTTCGTAGTAAGAAAATCAGGTGTTGGCTCACTTATTAACGCTGTGGTTAAATATCACAAACAACCTTCTACTAATTACAGTAGAACTGACTTTGAGGCAACAGCAGCTCAAACAGACGCAAATCCTGAAACTGATATTGATATACCAGAATTAGATATTGCGCTTAAGAGCATTCCAATCATAGCCAAAACTCGTAAGTTAAAAGCAGTCTGGACTCCAGAACTTGCTCAAGACTTAAATGCATACCATTCAGTTGACGCAGAAGCAGAGTTAACATCACTATTATCAGAATATATTTCAATGGAAATTGACTTAGAAATTCTTGATATGTTGATGTCAAACGCTTCAGCTAAAACAGAATACTGGTCAGCAAGAGTTGGATATGAATATGATTCAGCAAGCACTACATTTGTAGAATCATCAGGTGCTTCAAATGCATACACTAAGAATGACTGGTTCCAAACACTTGGAAACAAAATTCAATCAGTATCAAACGCAATTCATCAAAAAACACTAAGAGGTGGAGCAAACTTCATCGTAGTAAGTCCTGAGACTGCTACTGTCTTAGAGTCAATTCCTGGATACGCAGTTGGTACAGATGGTGACGCTAGCGCAAATCAATTTGCGATGGGTGTTCAAAGAATGGGGGCAATTAACAACAGATACACTGTTTATAAAAACCCTTATATGTTAGAAAACCAAATCCTTGTAGGATTTAGAGGTTCTAACTTCCTTGAAACAGGTGCGGTATACGCTCCATATGTTCCAATGATTATGACACCATTAGTGTACGACCCTAAGAACTTCACACCAAGAAAAGGCGTAATGACACGTTATGCTAAGAAAATGGTGAGACCTGAGTTCTATGGTAAAGTCATTGTTGCTAATGTAGACTATGTCTAAATAGTTAACATTAACAAATAATAGTTGATTAAACATCAAAAAAAACCCCCATTAATTTGGGGGTTTTTTGTTATAATCTATATTTATATACGAGAGATTATTTCCAGCCCTGGCAACGGATGTTGTGGGTATTGTAATCTACAATTAAAGGTTGAGGGAAGCAGGAAATCCCCTTGACGCATGGAGAATAAAAAAATGGCAAACGTAACAAAAGCGTCTATTAAAAGTTCATTGAGACAATCTAACGCAAATTATTTCGATAATTTAGCAGACTCAATTGCAACTTTAACAGACACACAAACTGTATCAGGTGTTAATACCTTTAGTGGTGCTAATACACATAGCGACTTTATCGCAACTGCAGATGACAAGGGATTGCAAATAGGAACAGCAGGTATATCAGGTCTAGCGGCCTCATTACAAACTACTGGAACTATCGCAATCGCTGATGATAGTGTACAAGTTGGAAAATATTGTACAGTATCAGCTGATGCTCAGACACTAACATTACCAGCAGTGGTA